AGAAGGCGCAGACACTTGAAACGAGTTGCAATCAAGCAGTAGTTCAACCGAACTACAAATACGAAGCAGCAAACGAATTAGTCAGAAGAAACACTTTAACTGAAGGAGAAGTTAAAGGTCTTGACTTCTACAATCAATCGGTTCGTGATGTGATTCCAACGCTAACTGACCCGAAGCACAACTCGCAAGGATTGTTTGATGGCTACCGCATCAGAAGGCTAACGCCTATTGAATGCGAACGCTTACAGGGGTTCCCCGACCAACATACGGCTTATGGCAACTACGATGGAGAAGTCAAGCCAATGAGCAACACACAACGCTACAAGCAATGCGGTAACGCAGTAACAGTTGACGTGGTTGCAGCAGTCGCAAAAAAATGCATACCTTTATTTAATTAACAAAACCAATCTTATGAAAATTATAGAACTACTTGACGGCAGCACTTGGGATATGGAGACAGTCCTTGAGAAGATGCACGATGATGACTTTTACTACGGGGTACTCGGCAAGAACGCCCTGTCATCCTCTGCTTGTAAGCTGCTGCTGACATCACCCAAGACGTATCACTACGTTACAAAATATGGCAGCGAGGACTCCGATGCGTTTGCAGTAGGCAGACTCGTTCACCTTATGACTTTAGAGCCTCACAAAGTAGCAGACTACGAGGTGATTGAGGTGCAGAGCAAGAACGCAAAGGCTTGGCAGGATGCAAAGGGCAAGCGCAACCTATGCACTCGTAAAGAGTACAACGAGGCGCAACGAATCTCTGATGCGCTCCTTCGCAACGAGAACGTGCTTGGGCTTATCACAGGCTGCGAGTTTGAAGTACCAAAAATTGGTATGATTGGCGGCCTGCCCTTTAGGGCGAAGGCTGACATCTATGCTGATGGATTCTTGGCTGACTTGAAAACAACAACCGACCTCCGAGCATTCCCCTACTCTGCAAAGAAGTACGGCTACGATGTGCAGGCGTTCATCTACACCCGACTATTCGGAGTGCCGATTGATAAGTTCTTCTTCATCGCTATTGACAAGGCAAGCCTTGACATAGGCATCTACTCTGTAAGCCCCGAGTTTGTGGCAGAGGGAGAGCGCAAGACTTTAGAGGCTATTGAAATGTACAAGCAGTTCTTTATCTTGGGTGAGGACTTGGACTCGTACACAATAGTAGGAACTTTATGACCGATATAACTAAATGCACAGGAGAGGGCTGCGCCCTCAAAGAAACCTGCTACCGCTTTACCGCACCTGCTGAAATGTACCAATCGTTCTTTGTTGGCATACCCATCAAGCACGGCCAATGCGAATACTATTGGAACACCAAACTTTAACATAAAACCAATCGTTGCATTTTTTGCAACACCTCAAATACCAAAGAATAATGCAAGACCAATTTATGAGGATAGCAATGGCGCAGCTCCGTAGCACCTACCCCTTCAAGCCCCAACGTAGAGCCGTAGCTGCTCGGATGTGGGTAAAGTATTTAGACCGCAAAGCGATGGCGCAATGGTTCAAAGACCAAGAGGCGAGCGTATGATTAGACCCTTTGTGCTTGCCTTTCACAAGCAGAACTCTGGAGTATCACACCACAGGACATTTGCACCCTTGATATGCCACAAGGATGCCGATGTCTTTTTCATTGAGAAGATTACCGACATTGACCCCGAGATGTGGCCTAAAGTCACTCACATCTTTGCAAGCCGTGCATTCCCAGTTGAGCCGTTTGATGACTTCGTGAAACTCTGCCGCAAGGAAGGCATCAAGTTAATCGTTGACAATGATGACTGGTGGGTGCTGCCTCCTACGCACCCCTTGCAAGGCTTGTACGTTGAACAGATGAGAACTCGCATTGTGCGCTCTATGAAAGCGGCTGATGAAGTGTGGGTGACAAATAAGCACCTTGCCTCAAAGGTCAAGAAGTACAATAGCAACATCCGAATCATCCCCAATGCCATCAGCGTACCAACGTGGCAGGTAGAGAGAGAGCCAAGCGAAGAAGTGCGCTTTGGGTATATAGGCGGCAACCACCACGCATTAGACGTAAAGGAGTCCACGATCAACCTTGAGGGCTATCAAGGCTATGTGGCAGAGGTAGATGGTTACCCAGACATTATGAAGGCAAGCCATAGGCTGCCCACTATGCCACCAACACACTACCATAAACTCTACGAGTTCTTTGATGTAAGCCTCGTACCGCTTACCACATCAGAGTTTGCCAAGTGCAAGTCGCACCTAAAGATGCTGGAGGCAGGGTTCAGTAAGTGCGCTCTGATAGTGAGCAACACGCAACCCTATTCACCCTATATCACAAAAGATAACTGCATTGCTATCAAGCACCCAAGCGAATGGGCAGGAGCAATCAAGAGGCTAAAAGAAAACCCAAACCAAGTGGCAGATATAGCGGAATCGTTATACGAGTATGTGCAGGACTTCACAATGGATAAGATAAACGAACTACGATGCTTTACATAGTCACGCCCTGTTCACGCCCTCAAAACCTTGTGAGGCTAAAACAACACATCCCCAACTACGCAACGTGGGTGGTGATGATGGATGCTGCTACCGACTTCAAGGGAGCAACAGGCGCATCAGTCACACACTACTCCACGCGCACGGGCAATATGGGTAACCCCCTCCGCAATGAGTTCCTTGAGTTGTATGCTGATTCCTTTACCAAAGAAGATTGGGTGTACTATCTGGATGATGACAACATCCTGCATCCAAAGTTCATAGAGGAGTGGAACAACCTAAACGGCCTTGACTGTTCTATTGTAACGTGGGGGCAAATAGGTAGGCTACGCCCTACCGACCAACCACAAGTCGGCAACATAGACACCGCCTGTTATATGTTTAAGCCCCACGACCTACCCAACCTGCGCTTTGAGATGACCTACGAGGCAGACGGCACTTTTGCCCAAGCAGCATCCGAGCAAGGAACACTTATCTGCGTAGAGCAGTACCTTTGCTACTACAACGCCCTAAAATGAAAACGAGTAAACAAATAGACGGGTGGTTTAACCACCAAGCAGCATACGACTACCTCCTTGCTAATATGCCCCAAGACGGTAAGTTTGTGGAACTGGGTGCGTGGCTCGGTAAGTCATCGGCCTACCTATGCGACACCGCAACATACCAAGAAATCACAATCGTTGACACTTGGAAGGGTTCGCCAAACGAACTCACGACTACACATAAACTTGCAACGGAACAGAATATCTACAATCTCTTTGTGGAGAATATGGGAGACCGCAAGTACAAGGCCATCAAAGCAACATCCAAAGCAGCATCAAAGAAGTTTGCCAACGAATCCCTTGACGTGGTATTCATAGACCTAACACATACCTATGAGGCGGTAAAAGAGGACATCAAGCTATGGCTACCCAAAGTAAAGAAGGGAGGCTTCATCGCAGGAGATGACTACCACGAACATTGGAAGGGAGTAATTCAAGCCGTTGATGAACTACTGCCACGCGCTACGTTCATTGATGACTGTTGGATTTACCAAAGGTGAAAACGCTAAACTCATTGTCGGGAGGCAAAACCTCCTCGTACATCGCAGCAAACTATCCTGCGGATTATGACATCTTCTCTCTTGTAAGAATTGAGGACAAGAACTGTTTATTCCCCGATGCCAAAATACGCAAAGAGGTAGAAGACAAAATCCAAGCTCCATTCATCGGAACGGCAGAAGATGATATGATTATCTACACTATGCTTGACCTTGAGCAGCACATCGGCAGACCTATCACTTGGGTGACGGGGAAGACCTTTGACCAAATCACACAACGAAAGGAGAAGGTTTACTTGCCAAACAAGGTGCAACGATTCTGCACCATACAAATGAAGATTGAACCTATTTTCTATTGGATGGCAGAGAACATTGGTGAGCCTGTTGAAACTCGCATAGGCTTTCGTGCTAACGAAACCAGTAGAGCAAAGAATATGATGGAGCGAGTGAACCAAGATGGCCTTACTACATTCAAAGCAACATTCGAGAAACACAAAGACGGCAGAAACAAATGGGTAGATGTTCCATATCAGAAGCCTCACTTCCCATTGATAGATGACAACATCTACAAAGACCACATAGAAAAGTATTGGCTTGGCAAGCCTGTACGTTTTGCTTGGATGAACAACTGCGTAGGGTGCTTTCATAAAAGCCCTTTGCTACTTCGCAAGATGTTTGACAAGCATCCCAATAAGTTAGAATGGTTTGCCAAGCGAGAACGAGAGAGCATCAACAATGCACATTGGCGTTCAGAGATGACCTACGATGACATCAAGAATTGGAACTCGCAGTTTGAATTGTTTGATGATGATTTTAACGAATGCGATACGGGATACTGCGGACTATGAAGAACCACACAAAGGTCTATCTCAAAGGGATGGGCTACTCCACAACTGACTTCATCCCCTGCGAGGTATGTCAAGCCCAAGCGCAAGACATTCACCACATAGAATCACGCGGGATGGGTGGAAGCAAAATTGCTGATACGATAGAAAACCTAATGGCTCTATGCCGTAATTGCCATACAGAATATGGGGATAAGAAGCAGCACAAAGAGATGCTAACCGCAACACACGATCACCACCTATCAAAAAGGGTTATTTAGATACAACCGAAAATAACGGAACTTAACGGATATGAAAGATGACAAAGGCAGGTTCATAGCAGGCAACACAGGAAGGCCAAGCGGAACACCAAACAAGACCACCAATAAAATCAGAGAGGCATTCCAAACCCTCATCGAAGCCAACCTTGAGAATATGACCCTATGGCTCACGCAAGTTGCTGCTGATGACCCAAAGGGCGCACTTGACCTCTTGAACAAGATGGCAGAGTACACAACTCCCAAACTCGCAAGGGTGGAGAACTCACACGAAGTATCGGATGAGCTAACGAAAATCAAGGTAGAGATTGTCCGAACTAAACCTAAAGAGTAGCGAACTCTTTGAGAAGAACTACACCGCTAAAACTCGGATAGTAGTCAATCAAGGCGGCAGCCGTTCTGGTAAGACCTACTCGCTTTTGCAGATGCTCATCGTGATGGCGATGGAGGATAGGGGTAAGGTGTATTCTATCGTGCGTAAGTCGCTGCCGTCTCTGAAGATGACGGCCTATCGTGACTTCTTTGAAATCCTAAATGCCAACGGTCTCTACGATGAGGCACGGCACAACAAGAGCGATTACACCTACGAGTTGAATGGCAACCTCTTTGAGTTCATCAGCCTTGACCAACCGCAAAAGAAACGGGGAGCAAGACGTGACTACCTATTCTGCAACGAGGCAAACGAACTGACTTGGGAGGATTTCTTTCAGCTCTTGATTCGTACCACAGGCAAGATATGGGTTGACTACAACCCCTCTGATGCGTTCCATTGGATTTACGATAAACTACTCACAAGGGATGATGTCACCTACATCCAGTCAACCTACCTTGATAATCCGTTCTTGGATGCCTCAATCGTAGAGGAGATAGAGAGGCTGCAACATACGGACAATGACTACTGGAGAATCTACGGACTCGGAGAACGTGGGATGAGCAGAGCCACCATCTTCCAATACGGCCAAGCCGAGATACCAACGGATGCCACGCTCTTATGTCACGGAATGGACTTCGGCTACACCAACGACCCCACCGCACTTGTGGCGGTGTATAAGTCGGGGGACAATCTTTATGTGGATGAACTTATCTACCGCACGGGGATGACCAACCCCGACATCAGCAACGTGCTAAACTCTCTTGGCCTTGACAGGAGGGCAGAGATATATGCTGACTCTGCTGAACCCAAATCTATTGAGGAGTTGCATCGTATGGGATGGAACGTAAAACCCACGCAGAAGGGCGCAGATAGCGTCATAGTGGGCATTGACGTGCTGAAGCGGCACAAGCTATTCGTAACCCCACGAAGCAGCAACCTAATCAAGGAACTTCAGAACTACAAATGGGTAGAAGATAAGAACGGCAACCTGCTCAACAAACCGATTGATGCATTCAACCACGCCATAGATGCGCTGCGGTACGCAACGTATAACAAGTTGAGCAGACCTAACTTTGGCAGGTATGCCATACGCTAAAACTAAAAGGTTATTTTAATAATGGAACTAAAGGTAATTGTACCCACCTCCCTGTCGGAGATAACGCTTGACCAATACCAACGCTTTGCGAGGCTTGAGGGCGATGAGGAGTTCTTGACCCACAAGATGCTTGAGATATTCTGCGGAGTGCCTCTGGCAGAACTGCCCAACGTAAAGTTCGCAAGCGTAGCCAATGTGATGCGCCACATCAATACGATGTTCAGCGAGAAGCCAAACCTAAAGACGGAGTTCACGATGGGTGGAGAAACCTACGGGTTCATCCCTAACCTTGAGGACATCACCTTTGGGGAGTATGTGGACTTGGATAATTATATGGGTGACATACAAGAGCTGCACAAAACGATGGCAGTCCTCTACCGACCCATCACCGAGCGCATAGGCAAGCGGTATGCTATTGAGCCATACGAATCAGCATCCAAATACTCCGCATCAATGAAGGATGCGCCAATGGATGTTGTGATGGGAGCATCGGTTTTTTTTTGGCGTTTAGGAAACGAGTTACTGCTCGCTACCCTGACCTCTTTGGAGAAGGAGAAAACGAGTACTCCGCAGAGTCCCAATTCGGTAGAAAGTGGGGATGGTATTCTTCCTTCCATCAGCTTGCTCAAGGAGATGTTACAAGATTTGAACGAGTCGGAAGGCTTGGCGTTCACGAAGCCCTTACCTTTCTCGTTTTTGAAAAAGAGCGCATAGACGTTGAACGCAAACAATTAGATAAGATAAAAAAATGAGACAGTTCTACGACATCACCACCAAGCTAAAAGACACCCTTGAGGCCAATAGCCAAGTCAATGTGGTAACCACAGGGGATATTTTTGACATAGACCTAAACAAGCAGACCATCTTCCCTTTGTCGCATATTATCATCAACCAAGCAACATTCGAGGGACAGATAGTACGGATGAACGTGAGCATTGTTTGTATGGATTTAGTGGATGAGACCAAAGAGAACCCTCGCTTGCAGGCAGAGCCGTTCTACGGCACGAGCAACGAGCAAAACATCTTGAACACCCAACTCGCAGTAATCAACGATGTGGTGACAGAACTGCGCAGGGGTACTCTGTACACCGACCTTTACCAGTTGGATGGTACTGCTTCTTGCGTTCCCTTTAGCGAGAGGTTCGAGAACCTGCTTGCAGGGTGGACTGCCACGTTTGATGTGCTGCTTGCAAACACCGAGATCAGCATCTGCTAAAATGGCACGAGAGGATTTGCTTGCTGCGGTACTTATTAAGTTTGGCAAATATGTCATTCAACAGGCGAGGAGTAACCTCACCAAAGGCAAGCACAACTTTGACAAGACCCTTTACAATTCACTTCGGTATAACATAACCTACGAAGGGACTAATTTCTCTATGGCTTTCTTAATGGAGGATTATGGTGAGTACCAAGACAAAGGAGTAAGGGGTGCAGGAGGCACGAGAAAGAGTACAAGCCCATTTAACAAGCGCAACAACAAGGGCAAGATATGGAAGCAGAAAGCACCCAATAGCCCATACAGTTACAAGGATGGCAAGAAGCCATCGGTAAAGCACTTCAAGCGGTGGGCAGAGAGCAAGGGGCTAAATCCTTTTGCAGTACGTGAGTCGGTATTTAGGCAGGGTATTGCCCCCACTAAATTCTTCAGCACTCCATTTAATATCGCATTCAACAAACTGCCACCAGATATTGCTAACGCAATAAAAAATAGTTTCTAAAAAAATGAGTACACCTGTATTTTCCACACCGAGCAGCCTTGCTATGGCAAGAAGCCCACAATTTGTCACGGCAAAGAACAACGCCCTTGCGCTTGACACGCTCACAGAGATGGACTTAAACCTGCGTATTCGTACGGGTGTCCTTGCTGCATCGGGTTCGTTCAACTACTCGTTGAGCAAAGACTATTCAATAAACCAAGTCATAAACTTTGAAATCAGCGACCTTGTGCGCTCGGAGTTCTACCACGACTTCAGCGTATGGAATGACATAGGCTACACGCAAAGCCCACAGGGTGAGGCGTTGTGGATAGTACCCGAAGGCTCTGTGACATTCTCTAACAACGGAGCAGCACCCGCCAACGCAACCTTCCCCGATGAATCCCCTACCGCATACGCATACCTAACAACGGATGGATGGGCAACCCGTGATAACATAGCCCCTGTTGCGGTAACGCAGGCCGTGCTTGCCACGAATCGCAATCGGCAGGTGCTTGTCGGTAACTACGAATCCCTTGCGATTAACAATAGCGTAAATAATGGTCTTGCTAAAATTATCATCAGTTGGCAGAGTGGTGATTCTGATGATTTTTATGTGAGTTCCGTCAGCACCGCCCCACCAACACGCGCAACCAACAACTCACAAAACCTTGTAATCTATGCAGGAGTCGGCCCTGCAAACCTTGAGAACAATTCTTTTTTACCTACCGAGATAAAGCCAAGCGAGCAACCTAATGGTGGCATAGGGCAGTACTATGATGTGATTCTAAAGAACGCAAGTAATACCACGATTGGAACGGTGAGGTACTATGTTCAATGTGAGGCAAAGTACACGCCCGTGCAGGTGGCATTCGTCAACCGCTTTGGCGTTGCTGACTTTATCACGTTCTTTAAGCGCAGCGATGAGCGTGGCAACTTCACGCAGGACTCCTACGAAAAGAGCATCTACAACGATGGCTTCACCACCCCTTCATTGGAGGTAGGCAAGTATCAATCCTTTAACGTCAACTCTCGCAACACCCTAACTCTAAACACAGGGTTCGTTGACCAAAACTATGATGAGACTATTGAGGACATTCTGATGAGCGAGTATGTCGCGGTCTATACCAATAGCAACTGGGTGAGTGTTGTTCCGAATCGTGGCAGCATAGAATACCAAAAGAGCGTGAACACAAAACTTATCAATTACACAATGTCCTTTGACTTCGGATTTGATGAGCGCAGTTTGGTACGATGAACAAGGTTGATATTTACGTCAATGGCTTTCGCCTTGACATCTTTGATGATGAGGAGATCAGCATCAACCTCTCGGTGCAAAACGTGCAGGACATCTCAAAGGTGTTTACGGACTTTACGCAGGGGTTTACCATTCCTGCAAGCCCTCGCAATAACGAGATACTTCAGCACTACTACAACGCCAATATCACGGAGTCGCTAATCACTACGGAGACTGGCGGCAGCCCCGTATGGAATAGCATTGGTATCACTTGGAATACCTTTAACACGGCTTGGAATTCGGGCGCAAGTACTACAAGTGTAGTCAATACTTTTGATGGCAGGTTTAGACAAGAAGCAAGAATTGAAATAAACTCTTTGCCATTCCGTACGGGTGTGATTGAGGTAGAGAACGTGCAGTTGAAAGGCACGGAGCCGTATGCCTACACCTTGACATTCTATGGAGATGTGGTAACGCTTGTTGATTTGTTTGGCGAGGACTACCTGTATGACGTTGACTTTGCAGAGTTCAACCACGAGTACACCGATACTGTGGTATTTAATAAGCTAACTACCAATGATGACACAGGCTTGTTCTATCCGCTTTGCAGCCCTGTAAAGAATTGGTTTTATCGGAGTGGTAGTGGTGGTGCTGCTAATAACGAAAACAATATCGCTCATCATTCGGGAGGCGCAGGTCAGCGCGGAATCCGCTACTACGAGTTAAAGCCTGCGCTCAAGGTTCAGTCTATACTTAATGCAATAGCAGCCCAATACGGAATCACGTTTACAGGCTCATTCTTGTCCGCTACTCCGTTTGTTGATTTGTCGCTATGGCTGCATCGCTACGAGGGGTATCTATTTGGTGGAGGCAATGACATTGCTTGGCAGTTAATAAACTTTAACAGAACAACAGGAGGCGGTACTGAATTTAATTTAACTACTGAAACTTGGAACGTAGTTGACACGGATTTTTATCAACTTGAAGTTACAATTACTAATGTAAATGCAGCCTATGAAATTGGTTTATTTACTAACGGGGTGCTTGTTTCTTCTATTTCTAATGCCGCTCACGCAGCAAGTTCTGTTACTCATACGTTTATTGGTCTTGGATTTAACGCAGGTGACGCGGTGCAATTATTTATTAGACCATCAACATCTGTTTCATTCAATTACCGAGTAGATGATTATGAGGCTATTGATGCAAGCACAAGCACAAAAAGATTTGAGGTTGACCAAACTGCATCCGCAACCTATTCCTTTCAAGTAGTGGTGCAAGACATAATGCCCGAAATAAAAGTAAAGGACTTCTTGGCAGGTATTCTGAAGATGTACAATATGGTGATTGTGCCAACTACATCCACGAGCTTCTTGCTTCAGCCGTTGGAGGATTGGTACGCAGCAGGAACCGACCAAAACTATCAGACCTATCTTGATATCACGGAGTATGTCGTGAACCGACCACCGCTATACAGGGAGATTGAATTTAAGTACCAAGAGACCGAAGCAATACTTGGCTTCCAATACCTGCAAACAAACAACGTAGGCTTTGGGGATTTGAATAACACCTTTAGTTTTGATGGCGATGAGTTCTTAATTGAGGTGCCGTTTGAATGCCCGTTATTTGAGAGGCTTACTGACCAAGCAAACGGAGTTCTCACCAACGTACTCGTGTACAAAAGCATCACAAGCGAAGCAAATGAGGATGGTATATTCAACCCATACTTGGGTGCGCCCGTATTGTTTTATGGCTACTTTGATAACTACGACCTTGAAGAAACAAATCCTTTAACATTTGTAAATGCAGATGGCACTCACGAACAAGTGAACATCGCTTGGTATGCCAATACATCTAACCGCTATTCAAGCGCGGCAGACTCGCATTCTATTTGCTTTGGCGCAGACATAGACCCATACCACCTGCAATCGGTAAACCAAAGCCTTTACTTTAATGAGTATAGCGACTACATCACCGACCTATACGCCAAGAGCCGCAGGTTGTACAACGTAGAAGCGGTGTTGCCCATTGGTAAGATCATAACGCTGAACCTTCAGAATGCAATCATTTGGAACAACACCAAGTACCTAATCAACAATGTGAGTCTTAATATGACCACAGGCAAAGCATCATTTGAACTCCTTAACGTAGTATGAAGCCCACCTATTTAAGTTATTTGATAGAACTGCTGCAAGCAAGTGACTATCGCAACGTCTCCGAAACTAT